TCTGATCGAGGTGCGTTATGGCAGAATATAGCGCACTCGCCCCGCAGATTGTAAACCCGGGAGAGTCCATTGTGTTTTTAAACGCTCCGGTTCCTTGTCGGATGGGACTTGTCAACCATCGTGAAGATAGTGGCAATTTCCTGCTTAGCGGTCTTGGAAACGTTCCTTTCACACGTGGATGCGGTTGCAACTGTGTAAGACCATCTGCTGTATATCAGGTCGACTTTGGAGCTAACATCTCCATCCCGACTGGAGGTACAGTGGAAGCAATTTCTGTTGCCATGGCTCTCGATGGCAACACATTACCTGAGAGCACGATGACTGTTACACCGGCTGCGGTAGAAGAAGAGTTCAACATTAGTCGCGCGATTAACGTTGCTGTTTGGCACGGATGCTGCCAGACATTCTCCATCCGCAACACGAGTACACAGCCGATTCAGGTCTCAGCAGCAAATGTTATTTTTGGAAAGCCGACTTTAATGGCTTTAACAGTTGTTAGTTAATGAGGTGAAGCGTATGCATGATGAAAAGTTGTTAGACAAGTATGAAGAGCTCGCCTACAAGGAGCTTAATAAGATTGTCGAAAAGGGCGAGCTGAGTCCTCAGACACTGGCAAACGTTAAAGAGCTTCTCTGCACATTAAAATACATTCCAGAAGTAAAGCAGATGCATCATATGGATGATGGAATGAGCGAGTCAAGTTATGGTTATGGCATGCCTCGTTACTATGATATTCGTTCATACGATGGCTACTCTTACGACAATGGAATGTCCGAGCGCAGAGGGCGCAGTCCTATGAATGGCAGATACGTAAGTCGTGATGATGGGCGGATGTCCGGAACATATCCGATGGGTATGAGCGGGGCAAACCAGATCCAGCCTGACATGTCTGGTATGCTGCAACAGCTCATGGACCGCATGGACAGGCTTGAGAAAAAATAATGCTTAAAGAGGAGAGTGTTAAAGTGCTCTCCTCTTTTTAAGACTTTTTAAAGGAGTGAATGTACATTGCATAAATTTACGTTGCTATTGCATAGTCTCCTTTCCGTGATCCGGTTCCAGGTTTTCATTGATACATTCACTCCTTTATGAAGTCTTAAGCATTAATAGGAGGTATGTTGTGGGGAAACGGATAAAAACAGAATCTATACGGAGGCCTACGACGCCTCCTGCAATTACGCCAGAAAATAGAGAGAATCAATTGATATCTCTAGCCTACGATTTGGTAGAGCAAAGACTTAGAGATGGAACGGCTTCTTCCGCTGAAACTACGGCTATTCTAAAATTTGGATCTACAAAATCTAGAATGGAAAAACAAATGCTAGAACAGCAAATGGAACTTGCTAAAGCAAAAACTGAATCCTTGAAATCTGCTAAAAGAATAGAGGATCTTTACAGTGAAGCTATAGATGCTATGCGCCATTACCAAGGATATAGTCAAAATGAAGAGAATTGATCAGCCAATTCGAATGTATTCCCATTTGACTAAGCTGAAGTCGTTTGAAGAAAGATTTGAGTATTTAAAACTTAATGGTGTAGTTGCTGAAAATACTTTTGGATTTGATAGGTATTTGAACCAGAAATTATACAAGTCAACAGAATGGAAGGATCTAAGAAATTATATAATCTCTAGAGATTTAGGATGTGATTTGGGCGTTGATGGCTACTATTTAGGCACAAGAGATATTGTCATTCACCATATGAATCCCATCTGTCCTGATGATTTTTATGAAAAAACAAAGTTTTTAATGGATCCAGAATATTTGATTTGCTGTTCTCATAATACTCATAAAGCCATACATTATGGGACGGACTTAATCAAACGAGAGGTTATTAATAGGGCACCAAACGATCAATGCCCTTGGAAATGAGGTGATAAGGATGAGCGAAAGTATTCTATCAAGTACTAAATTGCAGTTGGGATTAGAGCCATCTGAAAACCACTTCGATGAAATGTTAATTGATTATATAAATGCGTCCCTTGCGGAATTGCATCAAGTTGGGGTTAATGATACCCCATTTTTTATTTCAGGTGGCGAAGAGACATGGTCCGATTTTACTAAAGATACCTTTGTTGAAAATCTGTGTAGGACATATGTAAACAAGAGCGTGAAATCTATGTTCGATCCATCTCCTAGTTCTGCTATGGAACAAGCCACAAAAGAAATATGTAATCGTTTATTGTTCAGAATTCACATTGCTGTTGATCCGGGAGACTAATTATGGGTAGATATTATAACGATTGTTTGTTTCATTCATATGACTACTCTGACTTTCCGGAGTCTGAATATGAAGAAACAGAAGAATATGAAGTATTAAGTAGATATTGGGATGACGCTTTGGCTCATGCTGGAATCAAAGGAATGCATTGGGGGCAGAGGCGTTATCAAAATGAAGATGGTAGTTATACAGAAGCCGGAATGATTCGTAGATATGGGCACGGTCATTTGAGTGGTGCACGTCATTTTGGCTCGAGCAGATCAGCATATAGAACTGGGGCACGAAGTTCATCGCAACGTTCTAAGCATAAGGGTATGAGTACTGGAGCGAAAGTAGCATTAGCTGCTGCTGGACTCGCTGCTGCAGGAGCTGCTGGATATGCTATGTACAGAGGCCGTAAGGCCAATAATGCTCGTTCCGAAGGTTGGAATAGGGAAAAGCTTAATGAGTATCAGCGCAAAAATAATGAAAGTATGGAAGAGTATCGCAAAGCATATTCTGCATGGGATAAATCTCGAAAGACACATACTGGAGGTGGATATCGTTTTACAGATCATGGTGATGCAGATCTCGAACGAGCTATGGAAGCCGCTAAGCAGAAAAATGCTGCTGATGGAGCTAAATTAATTGATTATATGGATCGAGATCCAGAGAAACTTGCGGAACTTCGCAAAAGGCATAAGATTTCATCAGCGATTGATGACTTTGCAACCGGCGTTGATGATATTAGAAGACATGGAATTATCGACAATCGTAAACCGACTGGCGATTCTCTTCAGAAGAATTTCTCAAGTGCTTTTGACAAAGAGCGTAAAGGACCGAATCTCGATGCCGTTAAAGAAAAAGTAGGTTCCGTAAAAGATAAAGTAGACTCTTTACGAAGAAGTAATTCAAATAAACCGACTGGCGATTCTCTTCAGAAGAATTTCTCCAAAGCTTTTGACAAACCAAAAGAAAAAAGCTCAAGAGGAGTTATTGATGGAAGCATTTTAACTAAGGAACAACAGGATGATATTAATCGCCAGATCGATAAGTATAACGAAGCGGTTAGAAACTTTAATAAGAGATTTAACAAAAATGGTTCCGGAAATACTTCAGCTCCAAAATCAAATCTTCAGATGGGACCGAATATGAGCAATAAGCCGTCTCAGGAAGTCAAGAAAACTGAAAGTAAGCCAGCACAGAAACAGAAGACCAGAGAAGATTTTGATTTCGACAATTTTGACAAAATGATGTCAAGAGGAGATACAACCTTTAACCTGAATACTGGAAAATTCACAGTAAATGATCCGGTCGATGATTATACCCAGGAGCTTCTTAAGAGAAATAGAAAGACTATTAATTCTATGAGGTGATAGTTATGTCTAGATATTTTAACGATGAGCTTTACCACTTCGGCATTTTAGGTCAGAAGTGGGGAGTGAGACGATATGAGAATCTAGACGGGACATTAACAGAAGAAGGTAAGAAACGCTATGCTAAATATGGCGTTTCTTTTTCTCCTGGTTTTAGCCCATCTAGAAAAAAACCCTCTCATGATGATCTTATTAAATCAACAAAGGCTAGAGAGATTTATAAGAATAGGGATCAGCTAAGCGATAAGGAGTTAAGGGAAAGAGTTAATCGGATTCAAACCGAACAGCAGCTTCAGAAACTTGCCAGAAATGAGCGAAGTATTGGAGAGCAGTTTATTTCAAAACTTGGAATGGCAGTTATGGGATTAACTGTAGCTGCAACTGCAAAATACATTGTAGATAATGGAAAAGATGTAATAAAAAATGCTCCAAATGTTGCTATTGATAGTTTGTTTGGTACATATGGAAGTCCAGGAGACGATTCTCTGAAACGGTATTTTGGGGATGCTTTCTAATACAGCAGTGCCCATTTACTATGGCCAATTTAGGGATTCTGTGAGAAAGGGAGAAATTCCAGTTTGCGAAACCATATCGCTTGAAATGCATCGAATAGACGAACTAATTCGTAATCCTGGTGTTTATTACGATGATGAAGCAGTTGAAGGATTTATTGATTATTGCGAAAAGGAATTAACCCTATCCGATGGATCACCAGTAAAATTGCTAAATACGTTCAAATTATGGGCCGAACAGATATTTGGATGGTTTTATTACGTCGAACAAAGTGTATTTGAACCTGGTGAGAATGGCGCCAAAGGACGATATGTTGTAAAGAAGACAAAGAAAAGATTGGTAAATAAACAGTATCTAATAGTCCCTAGAGGAGCTGCAAAAACGATGTACGGTTCATTTATTCAAAACTTCTTTCTAAATGTCGATACAACTACAACGCAACAGATTACCACGGCACCTACAATGAAACAAGCCGAACAATTGCTGGCCCCAATTAGAACTTCAATAAAGAGAGCCCGTGGCCCTCTTTTTAAATTTCTTACAGAAGGCTCTTTGCAAAGTACATCGGCTATTTATAGACCAAAATTACTATCGACAAAGGCTGGAATTGAGAACTCTCTAACTGGGTCAATACTGGAAGTCAGGCCGATGAATATTGATAAGCTTCAGGGACTTGGCTGTAAAGTAGCAACAATCGACGAATGGCTTTCTGGAGACGTTAGAGAAGACGTTGTTGGTGCGATTGAGCAAGGTGCATCTAAAGTTGATGACTGGCTCATAGTTGCCACAAGTTCTGAAGGAACAGTTCGTAACGGAGTTGGCGATACAATCAAAATGGAATTAATGTCAATTTTGCGAGGTGAGTACAAGAACCCGCATGTATCTATTTGGTACTACAGACTTGATGACATTAAGGAAGTTGCAGATCCGAACCTCTGGATTAAAGCAAATCCAAATCTTGGAAAGACGGTTTCGTATGAAACTTATCAATTGGATGTTGAAAAAGCCGAAAAGTCACCATCCAATCGAAACGATATACTTGCAAAACGGTTTGGGATTCCTATGGAGGGATACACATACTTCTTTACTTATGAAGAAACCCTTCCACATAAAAGAAGAGATTATTGGGGAATGCCATGCTCAATGGGAGCTGACTTATCACAAGGTGATGACTTTTGCGCATTCACCTTTTTATTTCCGCTTAAGAATGGATGTTTTGGTATTAAGACAAGAAGTTACATTACGAGCTTGACCTTAAATCGACTTCCATCTGCTATGCGTCAGAAGTATGAGGAGTTCATGAAAGAAGGATCCCTAATTGTCTTTGATGGCGCTGTTTTGGACATGATGCAGGTTTATGAGGATGTCGAGCATCATATTGACGAGCGGGAATACGATGTTCTTAGTTTTGGATTTGACCCTTATAACGCTCGGGAATTTGTTGAAAGATGGCAAACAGAAAATGGTCCATTTGGAATCGAGAAAGTAATTCAGGGCGCAAAAACAGAATCGGTTCCTCTTGGTGAAATTAAGAAACTTGCAAGCGAAAGAATGCTGTTCTTTGATGAACAACTTATGACTTTTGCCATGGGCAATGCAATTTCATTAGAGGACACAAATGGAAATAGAAAATTATACAAGAAACGTAGCGACCAAAAGATCGATAATGTTGCGGCTTTGATGGATGCCTACGTTGCTTACAAATTAAACAAGGAGGCATTCGAATGAGTAGATATTATAACGATGAGGGATTCGATGAATTCGAAATCGACGACGATGAACTTTACCATTTTGGAATTAGAGGACAGAAGTGGGGGCTTAGACGTTTTCAGAATGAAGATGGAACATTGACCCCAGAAGGAAAGATGAGATATGGGAAAGGTGACAGTTCTATTACAAGAAAAGTAAAGTCGGACTGGAACCGAATGTCCGATAAAGAGTTCAAAGGAAAATATAGAACTTCTAAAAAAGAGTATCTTAGACGTGTTAGAAAGTATGGAGATCCTTATATGAATTCTCCTATGGCAAAAGCTGGTAAGAAGCTTAATGCTATGCGTAATAAGAGACCGTATAATGACAAAGCTGCAAAAAAAGAACTTGATGATATTGCGGCTAGTAAAGGAAAAGCTTTTAAATTTGATAAAAAGCTTGCCGTAAAAGCTCTTGCTGGCCTTGCCATTACAGCTGCTGGATCATACGCAGTGTATAAAATTGTAGAGGGGAAATCTGGAAAAGTAACAACCGATTCTCTTCAGAAGAATTTCTCAAGTGCATTTGATTCGCCGAAGCGTACTCCTGATCGAGTGACATCGGATTCTCTTCAGAAGAATTTCTCTAGTGCTTTTGATACTCCTAGAGGATCTACTAGCAGACCAGATCGAGTAACTCCGGATTCTCTTAAGAAGAACTTTTCAAATGCATTTAATCAGCCTAAACCATCTCCTCGTAGAGCAGATCGAGTAACTCCGGATTCTCTTCAGAGAAACTTTTCCGATACCTTTAATCGCCAGAAAGAATCTAGTGGAAAATCAAATTATGATTCATTGAGAAATGGAGTCGAAAAGTCAATGAATGATATGTCCAGCAACATTCGAAGAAATACTTCTAAAACTTTTAAAGACGCTTCGAAACGGATTGAAAAGAAAACATATAGCGATATTGCTAAGATTTTAAAAGAAGATTCTGGAAATGCAGATAAGAAGACAAATACAGAAAAGAAAAGAAATACAGAAAAATCTTTTAACTTTTTGACTCCTGAAGAAATTGACAGAGGTCTTATGGATCCAGATTCAACTCTTGTTTTCGATGGCAGAGGTGGTCATTTCGAAAAGCGTAAGAAATAAGGAGGATATTTAATGCCATCTTTTGGTGAAAGGCTCCAGCATGCCTGGTCAGCCTTTATGAACAAGGATCCGACTCCTACTTACAAAATGGATTATGGAATGATCTCTTCTTACAGACCAGATCGTCCGCGTTTAATGCCCTCTAATGAACAGTCCATTATTGCATCTATTTCGACAAGAATTTCTATAGACGTTTCGGCAATAAATATTAAACATATA